ATGACGACCGAACCCTTAACCGTAAACATCCCAAAAAGACCCGCCGAGCGGCGGGCGTGGATCATCTTTCAGCTGCGGATGCGGAACAGTTCGTTCCGCGTCCTGGCGGACCGCGAAGGCGTGTCGGTGGCTGCGGTCAGCAGTGCTGCTGGCGGCAAGGCATCGTCGCACCTTCAGGCGGTCCTGGCGGCCGAAGTCGGCCTGCCGGTCCAACGTCTGTTCCCCGAGTTGTATGACGACCACGGGAAACGGATGGGCTGGACCCGTGAGAAGCAGCGTATCACGCGCCGCCCGGCGTGCAATGTCGAAGAGGGGAAAGTGGCGTGAACAGCCCGGCCCACCTCGACTGGAAAGCGTCATATCTGGCGCTTGTCGGCCTGCTGATTCGGCGTCGGAAAGAACTGGGAATGACCCAGGACTACCTGGTCGCGCAACTGCGCGTCGGTCGTCGCACTTTCCAGTGCTGGGAAGCCGGCCGTGCCATGCCGCCTTCGGCGCGGCTGTTCCAGTGGGCGGCGGAGCTGGGCGTGGGAATTGCGCCAGATGTGGCGCAATCGGGCGCGGTGCCGGCGACGGCGCGGCCCGCAAACTCAGGGCCGGATGTGGCAGCGCGCAATACGCCGCGTCCGGCCTCTTTTTCCAACCGGAGGCCAGAATGACCAAAGCCCACAAGGGCCGGCGGGCTTCATCCGCACGGGTTGACGACCCCCGCCAAGGGGATTTGCTCTCGCTGCTGGAAGGCGTGATCGCGCTTCCAGCGGCCCCTGAACCTCACCGCGAAGCCGGTGCGCTGGACATGGACCAGCGCCTGCGCGGCCTGCTGAACGAGGCGATTGCCGCTGGGCCGTTCGCCAATCGCGAGCAGTTGGCCGAGGCGGTCAGCTTCCACGCCGGCCGGCGCATCACCAAGGCGATGATCGACAGTTGGACCGGCGCCAGCCGACCGCATGCCTTCCCCGGCCATCTGATCCCGGCGTTCTGTGCCGCCCTGGGCAATTCGGTCCTGCTACAGGGACTGGCCCAGGCCACCGGCTGCGGCGTCACCGAGAGTGCCGAGCTGATCCGCTCGCGGCTGGAGCGGCTGACCCTGTTCATCCGTTTCGCCAAGGCCGAGCAGCGCCGCTTGGTAGCGGCCACCCCGCTGTTCGCGGAGGTGCACCATGGCTGAGGTCAATAATCCCCAGATAGCGCTGCCGACATGGGCGGAGACGCTCATGCGGCTGTACTGCCGGCCGATGAAGCCGCCCATCACCATTGTTCTTCGCATGTGGCCGGAGGGCGAAAGCAAGCCCAGCTACGACCAGGCCCGGCGCTTCTTGCGCCGGATGGGGGTGCGCCATGATTGAAGACTGGCGCAGCGCGGCACTGTGGGCGGCCGAGGCCAAGGCGCTCGGCATCGACCGCAAGATCATGCCCCACAGCGAGCGCAATGTCCGCGAAAAGGCCGACCGCGAGTCGTGGCCCTTCCGCGAGCGTCAGCAGAGCGGTGGCGGCCGGGAATACCCGTTGTCCGCCCTGCCGGCCGCCTTGAAGAAGGCGCTGGCCAACCAGGTGGTCAAGGTGGAGAAGCCGTTGCCGCCGGCGCAGCTGGACCTGGCGCTGCCCCGCATCGAGGACATGAAGGACTACCAGAAGAAGCCGCTGGAGGCCCGCGCCGTCCTGCTGGCCGAACTGGACCGTATGGTGCTGACCGGCCACAAGCTGACCCACGCCATGCAAGCGATGGCGGCGGCGGCGGCCAGGGGCGAGCTGGCCCCCGAGCTGCAACGCCTGGTGCCCATCGCCAACGCCCGGTCGGGCGACGGCCGCGCCCTGTCGGTGCGCTCGCTGAAGCGGTGGCTGTCCGACCGCCGCCGCGCCGGCGGCAAGGTCGAGGCGCTGGCGCCCAAGGCGGTGCCCGAGGCGCCGGTGCAGAAGTGGGCGGCGACCTTCATGCGGCTGTACTGCCGGCCGATGAAGCCGACCATCACCGAGGTGCTGGAGGATTTGTGGCCGGCGGGCGAGGCCAAGCCCAGCTACGACCAGGCCAAGCGCTTCCTGCGCCGGGTCGACGCCATCACCAAGTCCAAGGGCCGCCTGGGGCCGAAGGCGTTGCAGACCATGAAGGCGTACACCGCCCGCGACGTGTCGGAACTGTGGCCGGGCGCGGTGTTCATCGGCGACGGCCACACCCACAAGTCCCGGGTGGCACACCCCATTCACGGCGGCCCGTTCCGCCCCGAGGTGACGGCGATCCTGGACGTGTACACCCGCAAATGGGTGGGGTGGTCGGCGGCGCTGGCGGAAAACACCTGGGCGGTGGCCGATTCCCTGCGGCACGCGCTCACCACCACCACCTGCTGCGACATCTTCTATTACGACAATGGCTCGGGCGCCAACAACAAGACCTGGGACGACGATTGCACCGGCATGGCCGCCCGCCAGGGCTTTACCAAGCTGAACAGCGCCCCGTGGTCGAGCCAGGCGCGCGGCATCATCGAACGCTTCCATTCGTCGGTGCTGCACCGAGTGGCGCGGCGCAGCATCTCCTATGTCGGCCAGCGCATGGACGACGAGGCCCGGCAACGGGTCTACAAGCTGACCGAGCAGCACATCAAGGAATCCGGCCAGTCGCCGCTGCTGCCCAGCTGGGCCGACTTCATCGCCGAGATCGACGCCGAGATGGAGCGGTACAACACCCGTCCCCATGACGGCTTGCCGAAGATCATCGACCCGGCCACCGGCAAGCGGCGGCACATGACGCCGAACGAGGCGTGGGACAAGGCTGTCGCCGATGGCTGGACGCCCGATCCGCTGTCAGCCGAGGACGCGCGGACCCTGTTCCGCCCTGCGGTGCGCCGCAAGGTCAGCCGCGAACTGGTGTCGTGGGCGGGCAACGACTATCACGCACCCGAGTTGGAGACCCTGCACGGCGAATGGGTGATGGTCGCCTACGACATCCACGACGCCACCAGCGTCAGCGTGTCGCTGCTGGATGGCCGCCATGTGTGCGAGGCCAAGTGGGACGGCCACAAGACCAGCTATGTGCCGGTCACCTTCGCCCAGTCCGCCCACGAGAAGCGGGTGGCCAACCGCCTGAAGCTCAACGACAGGCGGCGCGACAAGATCATGCTGGAGGCCGGGCCGACCCGCACCATCGAGCATCAGCCTGCGGAAACCTTCACCCCTGAAATCCTTCAGGCGGCCGAGGCGGAGTATGTGCGGCTGGAAACGAAGGCGGCGGCGACGGATCAAGTTCCCATCCGCATGGCGGGTGGCCGTCCGACCTTCGCCGACGACGTCTCGTGGGCCAGATGGGTCCTGGAAAACCCACAAGACGCCCTCGACGAGGATCGCAGCGAACTGCGGCGAAAACTGCGCAACCGCAGCTTCCGGATGCTGCTGGAGGTGCAAGGACTGGACGTTGGCGCGCTCTCAGCCCTTGCCGCTTAACAACACTCTGACCGTGGGAAAATGACCATGAAGCCCAGCTTCGTCAAGACCGAGAACTACACCCGCTTCCTGGCCAGCCTGCTGGCGCTGAACGAGCGCGGCGCCGAGGAAGCCTGCTTCATGGTGGTGGACGGCGAGCCCGGCATGGGCAAGACCACCATCATCTATCGTTGGGTCACCCAGGAAGGCGCCGTCTATCTGCGGGCCAAGAAGGAATGGACGCCCGGCTGGATGCTGCGCGAGCTGCTGGGGCTGCTGAAGGTCACGCCCGAATACAGTTTCGAGCGCATGTACAAGCAGGCCCTGGCGGCGTTGGCCGAGCAGGCCAAGATCGCCGAGCGCGAGGGCACCACCTTCGCGGTGGTGGTGGACGAAGCCGACCACATCAGCCGGCGCGGGGAAATCCTGGAGACCCTGCGCGACCTGTCGGACATGCTGGAAATCCCCTTCATCCTGGTGGGCATGGGACGCATCCGGGCCAACCTGACCCGGTTCAAGCAGATTTCCAGCCGCGTTGGCCAGTCGGTGGAATTCCAGCCGTGCTCGCTGGCCGACGTGGAGGGCTTGGTCAAGGGGCTGTCCGAGGTGCCGGTGGCCGCCAATCTGGTGGCGTACCTGCACAAGGTGTCCGAGGGCTACACCCGCGAGATCAAGGAGGGCATCGCCGCCATCGAGCGGTTCGGCAAGCGCAGCCCGGGCCAGACCATCGACTGTGCCATGATGAACGGCCAGCCGCTGCTGACCGACCGGCGCACCGGAAAGGCCATCATCGTGCGGGCGGAGCGTTAAGATGGCCGCCGAGAACGGCCCCCAGGCGGCCATCCTCGACACCTTGTCGGTGGGGGCGTGCCTGACCCTGGACGCGCTGGACGAGGCGATTCCCGCCATCGCGCGGCGCCAGTTGGTCAATGGCGCCTGCCGGTTGGTCGAACGCGGCCTGGTCGAGCGGGTCGAGCGCGGTTGCTTCCAACTGACCGCCGAGGGCGCCGCCTTCAAGGCCGCCGGTGGGGTTATCAAACCCGGTCCGCGCGGCCCCATGCAGCGCACCAACCCGGTGCGTGGCGGCCTGAACACCCGGCTGTGGCGGGCCATGCGGCTGAAGGGGAAGTTCACCATCCCGGCGCTGCTGGAACTGGCCGCGCGCGACGAAAAGAACCCGAGATCGGCGGCGGGCCGCTATGTGCGCCTGCTGGAGCGGGCCGGATACCTGCGTCGGCTGCCCCGGCGCGAGTCGGGGACCAGCCTGACCAGCAACGGCTTCATCCGTTGGGCGCTGATCCGCGATACCGGCATCAATCCGCCCATGCCGCGCCGTGGCGGCCAGGAGATTTACGACCCGAACACCGGTGAGGTGGCGAATTGCGGGCCTGCGCCCGCAGGCGAGGCGCTGCCATGCATTGGCTGACCCTCTTGGCCGAGGACGTGGCGCGCACCGGCAGCAAGGCCAAAACCGCCGCCCGCATCGGAATCTCGCGCTCGGCGGTCTCGCTGGCGCTGGCCGGTCGCTATCCCGCCGCGACGGACAAGCTGGAGGCCAAGGTGCTGGAGGCGCTGGCCGGGATGGTGCCCTGCCCATACGACAGCCAGGACATCCCGCGCCGGTCGTGCCGCGACCGCGCCTTACGGCCGATGCCGATGTCCAGCGCGCGCGAGCTGCGTTCCTGGACCGCCTGCCAATCCTGCCCGCACCAGCCCAAGGAGGCCGCCCATGGCCCTGCCGTCTGACCACCTGACCACCGAATTGGAGCGGCTGCACCACGGCTTCTATGCCATGGCGCGTACGTTCCGTGAGTTTTCCGCCACCGGCGGCAAGTATCTGGGGGCCGCCGAATGTGCCGACATGGCCGCCTATTTCGAGGGCAAGGCGGTCTATCTGGCCGAGGTGCTGGCCCATCACGCCAAGGGGCTGATCGCATTGGCACCGCCGCCGGTCGTCGCCAGCCGGCCGCGCCTGGTGGTGCGGGACGGCGAGGTGCTGTCATGACCGCCGCCCTCACCATCGGCGCCCGGGTGTGCATCCCCGCCCACAGCGTCACCGGCCGGATCGTCACCTATTCCGGCGAGGCGCCGCACCGTCAGGTCAGCATCGAACTGGCCGACGGCAGCATCATGACGGTGCGCGAGGCCGACGTGGCTGACGACGATACGCCCCCGCCACCGGTGCCCGAGCCGGGCCATGTTCTCGACCTGGTGGTGTTCGCCCGCGACCTGGCGCGGCGGACCCAGCACGCCACCACCGAGGAATGCCAGGCGCTCAACGCCCTGGCGCGCGGCTACCTGTTCGCCACGGGGCGCAGTCCTTGACGCGGCGCGGCGCCACCCCGGCGAAACGGGGCAGCCTGGCCGAGGCCATCCGCCACCAGCTGGTGGCGCTGTCCACCAGTCTCGGCCGCCTGGTCGACGAGTTCGGCACCAAGGCCGACGCCGTCAAGTACGGCACCTTCCAGCGCGGCATGGAGCAGATCGCCGAGCAGCTGGCCAGGGCCGAGGCCAAACCCATCCGCAACCCCGAGCGCCTGCATCTCGGCGGCGCCATTTCCGACCCCCGCAAGAGGACGTTTCAATGACCACCAAGACCCATCCTGCCGCCGTCACCGTCAACGGCGTCCAGTACCTGCACGACGCCCAGGGCAATCTGGCGCCGCTGGCCAACATCAAGGCCGTGCACCTGCTGGAGGACGAACTGGTGCGCAAGATCGTCGGCTACGGCGAAAGCCTGTCGGCGGAGCTGGCGCGTTATTCCATGCACACCGATGCCGATATCGCGGCTTTCGACGCCCTGCTGGCGCAGGAATACAAGGTCGAGCCGCGCGAGACCAAGGGCAACCGCACATTCACCAGCTATGACGGCCTGCTCAAGGTGCAGGTGGCAGTGGCGCAGCGCATCCGCATGGGATCGTCGCTGGAAGAGGCCAAGGCGGTGCTCGACGCCATGATCCGCGAGCGCGGCGAAGGCGTCGACCCGTTCCTGATCACCCTGATTCAGCGCGCTTTCAAGGTCGACCAGGAAGGCAAGGTCGACGTCCGCTCCATCCTCGCCCTGCGCCGCCTCGACGTGGACGACCCGCGCTGGCCCGACTTCTGCCGCGCCATCGACGATGCGGTCCAGCCCGACGGCAGCAAGCGTTATGTCCGCCTGTCCCGCCGCGCCACCATCCAGGCGCCGTGGCAGATGGTCCCGCTCGACCTGGCCGCCGTCCAGCCGACGCCGGCGGCGCTGGAGCATCCCAGCCTGCGGCGCCAGGTGGAGCAGCTGCAGGCGGAACTTGAGCTGGCCAAGGCTCCCCAGGCGATAACTGTGGATACCGCCCCCAGCATAGACTTCCTCGCCCGCATGGACCTCGGCGGGCTTCCCGCTGACGTGCTGCTGCGCCACGCCAAGGTTTTGACCGATACGGCGATGCGCGTCGCCCTTGCGGCCTCGGGTCAGACCACTGATGCCGACGAGCGCAAATTCGTCGCCGAGGTGGCCGACGCCCTGGCGGTGGCCGGAGGCGACTTCGACACCGCGCTCAACCGGGCGCAGTGAGCATCGCTATGCGCCGCGTCGGCCGCACCTTCCGCATCCGCGTCACCCGAGGCGAGCCCGACGCCGCCGGCATCTGCCGGGCGCGGGTCTATCACGGCCGCCGCAAGGTCGAGGAGTTCGAGACCACCCCGGCCGAGTTCACCCAGCTGGTTTTCGAAATCCGGGGGCGCCCCGTGCCGCCGAAGGTCGCGGCGGCCGCCGAGGCCGCCCGACAGGCCCGTGAGGATCTGGGCCGCACTACCCACTGGCGGCTGATCGCCGCGCTTCGTCTGACCACGCCGCTGGGACACCCCCAGCCGGCCTTCTAGGAGTACCGCCATGAACGCCATGTCCATGCCCACCACCAAGCCCGCTGCCGGCCCCCGTTCCCGCTCCCGTGGCCGCACGCCCTCGGGCAAGCCCAACCCCATCGACGTCCATGTCGGCGCCCGTACCCGCCTGCGCCGCACCCTGCTGGGCATGTCCCAGGAGCAGCTGGGCGAAGCCCTGGGCCTGACCTTCCAGCAGGTGCAGAAGTACGAGCGCGGCGCCAACCGCGTCGGCGCCTCGCGCCTGTTCGATCTCTCGCGCATTCTCGACGTGCCGGTCAGCTTCTTCTTCGACGATATGTCCGAGGAGATCGAGGCGGCGTCGCCGCGCCAGATCGCCGGCTTGGCCGCCGACCCGGCCGTGCCCGACGCCGACCCCATGCTGAAGCGCGAGACCATCGATCTGGTGCGCGCCTATTACCGCATCGCCGACCCGCAGGTCCGCCGCCGCGTCCACGAGCTGGCCAAGGCGCTGGCCGGCGCGGAGGGCTGAACCCATGACCATCATCAGCCCGAATTCGCCGGCCCCCGGACTGCTGTCCATGCTGGCCACCGCCTACCGTAACCGCCGCGTCGCCTATGTGTCGGTGCCGCGCGAATGCCGGCCGCCGCGCATCGTCATCGAGTTCGCCGCCGAGGGCGAAGTCGGCGCCTTCGAACGCGCCCTGCGTGACCTGGCCACCGCCGATCCCGCCATCCCCCAGCTGTTGCAGCAGGTGGTGGGCGCCATTTCCAACCTGTCGCTGGACACCCCACGCCTCACTCCCGACGCCTGGAAATGGCTGCTGCAGATGGACGTGGAGAAGCTGCTCGACGTGGCCGAGGACCACGGCCCGGTCAAGGTGCTGCGCGTCTCGCCCGACTATCGGGAGTATCTGGTGTCCATCGCCGCCATCGCGCTGGCCGCCCTCATGCGCTGGGACCGCGACAACGCCCCCGGCGAGGCCGGCGACGTCGTCCACCCTGAACCTGTCCCCGCCGCCCGGACGGTCGACACCCGGACCGCCGCCTGCACCGACGGCCTGCGCCCCGATGTCATCCGAGGCCCGTGCACCAACACCGATGAGGAGATCCGCCATGTGTGAGTGTATCGACACCGTCAACAAGCTGCTGGCGGAACACAATGCCCGGTTGGTCTGCACCTACAACCTCTCGACCGGCCGCGACTTTCCCAAGCTGGGAGTCGAGAAGATCGAGACCCGCAAGCGCGGCAGCGCGCCGCTGATGATCCCGACCTATTGCCCGTTCTGCGGCGAACCCTACGAGTCCCAGGCAGCGGTGCCGGCGGACGGCACCCAGGTGGAGGCGTGACGCCATGACCCAACCTCTCTCCGAGATGTTCCACTTCATGGTCAGTCAGGCCATCGACGCCGACGGCATCTATCCCCATCCGGCGGCGGTGCTTGACCATCAGGGCGGCGTGTCCGTCATGTCGCTCGCGCTTCCTCCCACCGACACGCTCCGCACGGTGGTGCGCGCCGCGTTCGCCACCAACACCTCCGAACTGATCTTCGGCATGGATCGCGTCACCCAGCCCGGCCAGGGAACCGAGTTCAAGGACGTTTTCGCCGCCGCGTGGTTCCGCAAGGGACAGGGCTGGAAGGTGGGCGTCATCAACTATCAGCACGCCCCGCGCATCGTCCGTCCGTGGGACTGGGATAACGCCTTCTGGATCAGCGCTGTCACCAGCGAATTGATGCAGTTCGGCGCCCCCCAACCGGTGACCGGGAGGTTCTGACGCCATGGACATGATCGCCAACACCACCGCCCTGGCCGGTCCGGCGCTGCGCCTGCACCTGCTGGAACTGTTCCTGGCCGAGAGCGACATGCCCGACCAGGCTCTGCCGATGGCGCAGGCGGCCGAGGCGTGGATCACCGGGGACGAAAGCGTCCCCGACATGCCGCGCCACGGCCACCTCCTGCTGGACGAGGAGGTCCATCAGGCCAAGGAAGACGGCGTCGACCAGCCCGAGCAAGCGGCGGCCGTTGTCGCTCAGCCCGACGCCGGCGACGCGCCAGCTCCGGTTAGCCGCGGCGACAAAAAGGCTTCCCTGATCGCCTGCTTCAGCGAGGGGCTGGAAACCAGGGAAATCTGCGAGCGTCTGGGGATGCCGGCCGGCACCGTTACCGGCTGCGCCGCCAAATACGGCTGGTCCGCCGCATGGCGCGAGGCCCGCGAGCGGCGGCGCGCCACGCCCGTCGCCGCTCCCCAGGCACCAGCGGTCGAAGAGGCCGAGGCACCGGCGGCACCCGCGTCGGCGCCGGTGATCGCCCCCAAGCCCCAACCGGCCAGCGAGCAGGCGCTGGTCCGCGATCTGCCCGAGGACCGGCTGCGGCGGATGCCGGCCCCCGTCGACGCGCCGGCCGATATGGAGGCGGTCGAGACGTGGCTGCGCAACAATGGCAGCAAATTGGTGGTGGAAGCCCCCGGCCTCTATTTCTGCGACGGCGCCATGCTGACGGCCACCGAACTGGTCAAACGCGCCAACAAGGCACGCAAGGCCCTGCACCTGCCGCCCTTCACCGTGCGGAAGTCCTGACGCCATGACCAACCCCGATCCCCGCCGCCAGTTGCTGGCGAAAATCCACATGGGCAAGGCCGCGCTCGGCATGGCTGAGGACGACTACCGTGCGCTGCTGGGACGCATCGCCGGCGCCGCCAGTGCCGCCGATCTCCGCGTGCCCCAGCTGGCGGCGGTGGTCGAGGAGTTGAAGCGTCTGGGCTGGGCCGACAAGCCCAAGGCGCCCAAGCGCGCGGGCAACCGGCCCCAGGCCGGCGACCCGCAATCGGCCAAGATCAGGGCGTTGTGGCTGGCGCTCTATCACCTTGGCGAAATCGCCAACCCCGAGGAGGTGTCGCTGGCGGCCTTCGCCAAGCGTCAGACCGGCGTCGACGCCCTGCAATTTCTAACGGTGTATCAAGCCCGAAAGGTGACCGAGGTGCTCAAGTCCTGGTGCGCCCGTATCGGCTATCAGGTGCCCAGCGACAAGCCACTGCTGGCCAAGGTGCTGCTGGTGCGCGCCCAGTGGGCCAGACTGATCACCGCCGGCGCCGTCGACCCCGGCCAGTCGCTCGGCGACTGGCTGTCCGGCATCGGCCTGGCCGTGCCGGTCAACCTGATGTCCATGGCCCAGCTCGACCACGCCGCCGAGGCGCTGGGAAAGCGGGTGCGGGCGATGCGGAGCAACACCAAGTGAACGACAACGTCGTCTCTTACGCGGTGATCGCCGGCCTGATCGGCGAGGCCAAGGCACTGGAGCTGTCGAAAAAACGCGGCGGCCGCGCGCTTTACATCCCGTCGCCGGAGCGCCTGGGCCCCACCACCCCGGTGGTCGCCATGCTCGGTCCGGATGTGGCCGAAAAACTGGCGGCGCGCTTCGGCGGTACCCATATCGACGTGCCGCTGGGTCCGGGGAAACGCGCACGGATATGGGAACTGCGTGAGGGTGGCAAGAGTATCAGCGCCATCGCCGGGGTGATGAACTGCACCGAGCGTACCGTCTATTACATCCTGTCCGGCCCCCGGCCCAAGGCACTGGGCGCGCCGCCGGCAAGCGAACTGCCGCCGCTGCTGGCGTTCATCGCCAAGCGGTGACGGTCAACTCATCGCATATGAAGCTTCATTGGCACACCGACATTTGGTAGCTAATACTGCCGCCACCCTTAAAAATGGATAAGGAGAAACCATGGAACACCCAGGCGTCGTGGCTGACGGAGCATCCACTGTCATGAACGGTCGTTCTCAGGTTGAGGCGATGGCGGATAAAGCCGCCAGTTATGCGACGGCGGCAATGTGGTGCCTGATAGTAGCTGCTGGCGCTACTGTCGTTAAGGCGGTGGCCGTGTTGTCGCCCCTCCTCAGCAGCCCCTAAACCCGGGGCCTGATGGCAAATCAGAGTGGCGAGTTCCTGAAGTTTTGCCGGTTGATCGCCGCCGCCATCCGCTGCAAGATCGCGCAGGACAGCCGGTTTTGGGCTCACCTGAAATCCTTCAGGCCTGAAAACCACAAGGGGTAATTGCACCCTCAGGGATAGTCATCCCTGGGGGTTTTTCATGCCCGACACTCCGTTTATGACGCTCATCGACAGCCTGATCGGCCGCGAGGGCGGTTACAGCAACAATCCGTCCGATGCTGGTGGCGAAACCATGTGGGGCATTACCGCCACCACGGCCCGCGCCCATGGCTATTCCGGCCCCATGGCCGCCATGCCGCGCCAGATCGCGGTCGAGATCTACCTGCAGCGTTACGTCATCGACCCCGGCTTCGGCCAGGTACATGCGCTGTCTCCCCGCCTGGCCGAGGAACTGGTGGACACCGGCGTCAACATGGGACCGAAATTCGCCACCACCACCCTGCAACGCTTCCTCGCCGCGCTCAACCGCCAGGGTCGCGACTATCCCGACCTGACGGTCGATGGCGTACTGGGGGCGGCCACCCTATCCGCTCTCAAGACGTTCCTCGCCCAGCGCGGCCCACGCGGCGAACAGGTGCTGCTCGCCGGCCTCAACTGTGTCCAGGGTGCCCGCTACCTGGAACTGGCCGAAAGCCGGCCCGCCAACGAGGATTTCCTGTTCGGCTGGCTCAACGCCCGCGTGGCCGGCTGAGGGGGAACCGACATGCACCTGATCATCGCCATCGCCTATGGCGTCATCGCCATTACCGCCACCGCCATCGGCTTCGTCGTGCTGCCGTGGGCCACCGCCGCACTCACGCTGGGGGCCGCGGCTCTCGCCTGGGCCCTGGTCGGCGGCCTGTACATCAAGGAAACCGAGAACGGCGAAGCCTTCAGCGGCGCCGGCATCCTGATCATCATCCAGATGACCGTGCTCACCCTGTCCGGCCTGACCTTGCTGGGCCTCGGCGCGCTGTGGGGGGCGTGATGGACATCACCTGGTCCGACGTCGGCGACGTCCTCAAGAAGGCCGCCCCCATCGCCGCCGGCATCCTTACCGGCGGCACCTCGACCGCCATCACCACGGTGGCCGGCCTGGTCGCCTCGGCGCTGGGCTGCGATCCGACCCCGGAGGCCGTCCAACAAGCCATCCAATCCGACCCGCAGGCGCCGTTCAAGCTGGCCGAGCTGGAGGCCAATCACCGCCGCGACATGGCAGCGCTGGCGCTGCAAGCCCGCGCCAACGAACTGGCGGCCGACACCGCCCGGCTGGCCGAAATCAATGCCACCATGCGGACTGAATCCGCCTCGGAAAAGTGGTGGGTGTCCGGCTGGCGCCCGTTCTGGGGATTCGTCTCGGGGCTGGCCTTCGCTTTCACCGCCGGTCAGGTCTGCTGGCTCGGTTTCCGGGCGGTCAGCGGCGGCAACCAGGACGCCATGCGCATGGTGCCCGATCTGGTCAGCGCCATGGCCATGCTGTTCGCCATCCCCGGCGCCATCCTCGGCGTCGCCAGCTGGCATCGCGGCAAGGAGAAGCGGCTGCGCGCCGGCGAGCCGGTCGGGCCCGGCCTGCTCGCCTCGGTCATGGGGGGCAAATAATGGGGGAGTGGCTTCTCAAATGGTGGCCCATCATCGGCTCTCTGTTCGGCACCGTGATCAGCATCCTGGTGGGCTGGATCGCGTGGTCGGCCAAAAAGCAGTTCGTCACCCACGACGACTTCACCGCTTTCCGCGACGAACACTCGGCGGAGCACGGGAAAATCGACGCCGCCCTCGCCAACGGCGATGCGGAATTCCGCGTCATCCGCACCCGGCTGGAGAACCTGCCGAGCCGGCAGGAGATCGAGGAGACGGTCGGCCGCGCGGTCGCGCCCTTGGCGGTGTCGATCGAGGCGGTGAAGACCTCGACCGATGGCATCCAGGAACTGTTCCAGACCCTCTTGAATCACGAACTCGCCGAGGCCCGCCAGGCCAAGGCCAAGGGGAACTTGTGATGGACATCATCGAACGTCTTTCCAGCCACGTCCGCCTCGCCATCCTGCTGTCGCTGATGGAGGAGCCGGTCGAGGAACGCCTGCGCTACGCCTGCTTGCGTATCCTGTCCCGCATCCCCGGCCGCGCCGGCACCGCCAGCTTCCTGGAAGAGGTGCTGCCCGATTATGGTTTCGAGGTGACGCGCGACCAGGTGGTGGCGGCGCTGGCCTGGTGCCATCGCTCGCGCCTGGTGGCGATGTCAGAGGACGACGGCGTCATCGGTGCCCTGGTGCTCGATCTCGGCCGCGATGTCGCCGCCGGCAAGGTCACGGTGCCCGACGTGGCACCGGCGCCGACCGCGACCTGGCTGCAGGACAATCTGTCGGCCAAAAGCCTGCGCCAGTCGCAGGACGAGGTGACCGAGCAGTTATCCTGGCTGGGCGAACGCAAGCTGGTGCGGTGCGACGGCGGCGGCGACGTCCTGGTGGTCATGCTGACCCGCCAGGGCCGCGACGTGGTGCTGGGCCGCGCCGAGGTCGCGGGCGTTAAATCGCCGTCGTCCAGCACCATCATGCGGCTGGCGTCTAACGCCGCCCGCGACCGTCTGGGCGGCTGATATGGCCCGCCCGCCCGAGGAAAAGCGCGCCGTCCGCGACGCCTACGTCGTCGACAAGCTGGAGCTGGCCCAGGCCGCCGCCCGCGCCGGCGTGCCGTTCGACACCGCCCGCAAGTGGAAGGCCACGGCCGCCGGCGCCGGCGACGACTGGGACAAGGCCCGCGCCGCCCACAGCCTGACCAGCTCGGGCGCCGGCACCATCGCCCAGCTGGTGCTGCATGACTTCCTGATCATGTACCAGGCCACCGTCGACGGCGTGAAGGAAGCCGAGGGCATGGCGGCCAAGGACAAGGCCGAGACGCTGTCCCGCCTGGCCGACGCTTTCCAGAAGACCATGAGTGCCGTTGCCAAGGCGGCACCCGAACTGGGCCGCTATGCGGTGGCCACTGAGTTGATGGCCGACCTTGCCGAGTTCGTCGCCAAGCGTTTCCCCCAGCACCGCGCTGCCTTCATCGAGCTGCTGGAACCGTTCGGCGCCTACGTGTCCCAGAAATACGGCTGACGCCATGGCCAGGGGTGCCAAAGCGAAAAAGGAGGAATTCCTCAAGGCGCTGGCCGAGATCGCAGCCGAGCAGCGCCGCCTGATCGAAACCGAATGTCCGGGCTTCGACATGGACCCGGCCGCTTCGGCCGCACGCCGGGCCAAGGCGCTCGGCGATGACGACGACGCCTTCAAGTTCTTCTGCCAGACCTACTTCCCGCATTACATCAAGGGCGAGGCGAGCGCCTTCCACGCCTGGCTGTTCGTCCATTTGCCCCTGGTCGCCCGGGCGCCGGACGGCAAGCGCGAGCTGATCGCGGCGCCGCGCGGCAATGCCAAGTCCACCGTGGTGACGCTGTTGTTTACGGCCTGGTGCATCCTGAAGCGCCTCAAGCGCTTCCCGGTCATCCTGTCCGACACCTTCGACCAAGCCGCCGTCCACCTGCAGGCGCTCAAGTCCGAGCTGGAGTTTAACCCGCGCCTGTCCGCCGACTTCCCCGACGACGTCGGCCAGGGGCCGGTGTGGCAGGCCGGCGAGGTCGTCTGTGCCAACGGCGCCAAGGTGAAGATCGGCGGCTCGTGCAAGGCCCTGCGCGGTTTCCGCCATGGTGCCCAACGCCCAGATCTAGTCATCGCCGACGACCTGGAGAACGACGAGAACGTTCAGAACCCGGACCAGCGCAACAAGCTGGAGAAGTGGATCGACAAGACGGTGGAGCCGCTGGGGCCGCCCGACGGGTCCATGGACCTCATCTGGGTGAACACCTTCCTACATTTCGACGCCGTGGCCATGCGTAAGTCGCGCAATCCCATGTGGCGGACAAAAATCTTCCAGGCCGTGCTGCAATGGCCCGACCGCATGGATTTGTGGGAGGAATGGGAAGGCATCCTGCGCAATAGCGACCACGAGATCGCCGAGGCGCTGGCCGACCAGTTCTATGCCGAGCACCTGGCCGAGATGCTGGCCGGCAGCAAGGTGCTGTGGCCGGCAGTGCAGTCTCTGGTCAAGCTGATGAAGATTCGCGTCCGCATCGGCGACGACGCCTTCAGCTCGGAATACCAGAACCAGCCTATCGACGGCGATGCCCAGATGTTCGCCAAGCTGACCTTTTGGGTCTCGCAACTGGCGGAGTGGGTGTTCGTCGGCGCCTGCGACCCAAGCTTGGGCAAGGCCAACAAGCGTAACGACCCCAGTGCTATTGGCGTCGGCGGCTTCAACCGCTCCACCGGCATCCTGGACGTGGTCGAGGCGTCGATCCGCCGCCGCGTCCCCTCGGTGATCATGTCCGATATCGAAGCACTGCAGCGCGAATACCGCTGCCTCAAGTGGGGCGTGGAAACCGTCCAGTTCCAGGCCTTCTTCGCCGAACAGCTGGTCAAACAGAGTGCTATCCGAGGCACCCCAATCCCAATGGTGCCGATCCAGTCGACAATCGAAAAGGCGCTGCGCATCGAAAGCCTGGAGCCACACGTCCGCAACGGACTGATCCGCCTGCACCACAGCCAGTCCGTGATGCTGGAACAACTGCGCTTCTATCCCCAGCACCCCCATGACGATGGCCCCGACATGCTGGAGATGCTGTGGCAGATGGCACAGAGCATCCGTTCGGGTACCGGTGCCGTCCGCACTGGCGGGACACGCACCGCTACCGCCAACAACCTCCGAGGCTACCGTTGACCACCGACACCCCCGCCGCTACCCCGGCGCCCGTGCTGCGCCGGGAAATCGCCTCCGCCCGTCGCGACATCCTGCAGCCGGTCTTCGGCAACCTGATGCGCCCGACCGACGACGTCCTCATCCAGCAGGGCGGCGGCAAGGGCCTGAAGATCTACGAGGAGCTGGAGCGCGACCCGCTGCTCTATGCGGTCATTCAGAAGCGCAAGCTCGCCCTGGTGGCGCGCGACTGGGTGGTCGAGCCGGGCGGCCCGCGTCGGGAGGACCGCAAGGCGGCCGAGCTGGCCGAGCGGGTGCTCAACGGCGAATGGGGCCTGTCCTTCGACAAGGTCTGCATCGACCTGCAGGACGCCATCCTCAAGGGTTACGCCGTAGCCGAAATCATCTGGGACACGATCGACGGCTTCATCGTGCCGCGCGAAATTAAACCGAAGGATCAGCGGCGCTTTGTCTTTAGCGCCGAGGGCGAACTGCGCCTGCTGACCTGGGAGGCCATGGCCGAGGGCGAGGAACTGCCCGAGCGCAAATTTCTGGTCCACCGCTTCGGCGACAAGACCGGCGACCCCTACGGTCGTGGCTTGGGGCACCAAGCGTTCTGGTGGGCCTATTTCAAACGCATGGTCGTCCAGTTCTGGCTGGTGTTTGCCGAGAAGTTCGGCAGCCCGACCGTCAAGGGCGAATACGATCCCCAGGTCGTCGGGGAAAAGGAACAGGATGAGCTGCTGGCCACCCTGTCCAGCTTGGCGCAGCAGGGCGCCATCACCCTGCCCAAGGGCACCGAAGTCGGCTTACTGGAGGCTCTGCGTTCCGGCACCGTCACCTATCCCGAGCTGGTCGATTACTGCGACCGCATGATCATGCTGGCCGTGCTGGGCAACACGCTCACCACCTCCGAAGGCAATGCCGGCAGCCGGGCGCTGGGCCAGGTCCACGCCAGCGTCGAGGACACCATCGTCGACGCCGACGCGGACCTCCAGGCCGCCACGCTGAATAGCCAGCTGCTGGCCTGGCTGACCTGGTTCAATTATCCCGACGCCCGGCCGCCCCGGGTGGAGCGCCCGCGCCCAACCGAGGAGATGGCCGAGGCCAAGCTGCAGCAGGAGCAAATCAAGTCAAACGCCGATGCCCTGGGCCACGTCCTGGCCATGCGCAATGCCGGTTATGAGCCCGAGGACCCCAAAGCCAGCGTGGTGGAGCAGGCGCTCGGCTCATGGACCTATGTCGGCAAGTCTCCAGAGGTGGCGAACCTGCCACCACTCGACCAGATCGCGCTGGCGGCTCCGGTGTCGCAGGCGCAGGGTGGTGGCGCTGATCCGTCCGGAGTCCGCGACCTGGTCGATCATTTGGACCAGGCCGCCGGCGGCGCCATGGATGCGCTGATCGGTCGGGTGCGTGCCATGCTCGACCGGGTCGAGACGCTGGAAGAGGCCCAGGTGGCCTTGGCCGACATCTATCCCGAACTGGACACGTCGGATCTAGCGCTGGTGATCGGCCGGGCCCAGGCGCTGGCCAATCTGACCGGCCGCGTGGATATCGCCGATGGGCACTGAGGTCAACGGCGCGCCGCTGGCCTTCCAAGAGGCCATCGACTACCACACGAACAAGCTGGCGCTGCCGTCCAAGGCCTGGACGGATATCTGGGGCCGCGAACACGGGCGCGGCTTCATCGTCGCCGGCGCCGCCACCGACGACTTGGTGACCGGCTTCCACGAGGCCATCGGCAAGGCGCTCAAGGACGGCCGCACCTTGACCGACTTCCGCAAGGATTTCGACCGCCTGGTCACCGAACACGGCTGGAGCTACAACGGCTCGCGCGGCTGGCGCTCGGCCGTCATCTACAACACCAATCTGTCGCAGGCGTACAGCGCCGGGCGTTGGGAACAGGGCAAGAGCCTGCCCGACGCCGTCGGTCGCTACCGGCATAACTCCGGCGCCCATGAGCGCAAGGAACACGCGGCGTGGAACGGTATCACCCTGCCGCTGGGGCATTCATGGTGGGGTACTCACTGGCCCATCAACGCCTGGGGCTGTCACTGCCAGGTGGACATCCTGTCGTGGCGGGCGGCGCGGGCGGCGGGCTGGGACGTTTCGGACGATCCGTCACCGGACGAGATGGTCACCAAGACCGTCAACACCCCCCAGGGGCCGAGGACGGTCACGGTGCCCAAGGGCATCGATCCGGGGTTCGACTACAATCCCGGCGAGGCGGCGTTCGGCCACCGCCTGAACGACCAGGTCATGGAAAACTGGCGAAAGGAGGGGCGCAAATACGAGCGGCTGACCGCTGGCGACTGGGTCAGCGCCGGCCGCCCGGAGCGGGTGCCTGCCGATAATCCGGTCGCCAAGCTGGGACAAGCCGCCACGTCGAAGGCGGACATGGTGAAGATGGTTCGGGAAACCATCGGCGGCGTGGAGCGGATATACAAACTGCCGGACGGCAGCCGGGTGTTGGTGGACGCGGTCAGCCTGGGCAATCACCTGGCCAAGGATTTAGCCCGAGGCTCCTTCCTGCCGTTCCTGCAGGAGGTGATCGAGCAGCCGTTCGAGGTCTGGATGTGCTTCGAGCGTCACCCGGCCACCGGAAAGGTCGAACTGCGCCGGCGCCTGGTCAAGGTGCTGGAGTTGGGCGACAAGAACCGTCCGCTGGTCTTCACCGCGCAGGTCAAGCAGGGGCGGCTGGAGGACTATACCTTCCATCCGGTGCGGAACATCAACCGCGAGCGGCAAGGGAAACTGGTGTGGGGAAGACCTCTCACCGAAGCGGCCGGTGGAGGACCGGGCGATGGTTGACAGGGCCGTTCCCGACCATCGCCTTCGTTGACCCGATTTTAGCGCCGCCAGCCGCGAAAGACAATTCCGCCGGGGCGAGCTAGTCCGAAAGGGAGACACCCCCCGTTAGACCCCCGTTAGAGGACGGCGGCGGGGCCATTGGGTCAACAGGGGTGGACAGTATCGGCGACAGGGGGCATGGTGTGGGCCTTCCCGACCAAACGGCCCGGACCTGAAATCCTTCAGGGTTAATCCCATGGCCGCCTGCCCATAGGCTTCAACGCATGGTCCAACGACCCATGCGGGGAAGTCCTGTGTCCGACAACGTCACCATCACCGACATCGATATCCTCAAGCCCGGCACCTACTGGGATGCCAGCGGCAACAAGGTCGTGGTGACTGCCGCCGACGTGGCGGAACTGGCGGCGGCGTATGAGCCCGAGCTGCAGGACGCGCCGGCCGTCGTCGGCCATCCCAAGATCAATCATCCCGCCTATGGCTGGATGCGCAACCTGCGCGTCGACGGCGACGTGCTGCTGTGCGACCTGGTCGACGTCGACCCCGAATTCGCCGACACCATCAAAGCCAAACGCTACAAGAACCGCTCGCTCGCCTATTTCGGCCGCACCAGCAAGGGCAACCCCAAGCCGGGCAAGCTGTACCCCAAGCATCTCGGCTGGCTGGGCGCCAAGGCGCCGGCGGTCAAAGGGCTCAAGGAAATCGCGCTCTCCGCCGACGACGAGGCCATCGTTATCGAACTGGCGTCGCCGTCCTGGTCGTGGCGCCTGAATTACGCGCTGCGCACCATCGCCGATACCTTCCGCCGCCAGCGTGAAGCCGCCATTGCCGACGGTGGCGTCGACGCCGGTGACCGGCTGATCCCGGCTTTCGTCATCGACGAACTGACCAGCGCCGCCAACCAGATCGACGCCGACATCGCCGCCGAGGCTGACACCGCGTCCGCCCATTTCGCATCCCCCGACAACCAAGGAGGCCAGATGGCCACGCCCGAAGAGATCGCGGCCCGCGAAGCCGCGCTTGCACAAAAGGAGGCCACCCTGGCCGCCCGCGAAAAGTCCATCGGTGACAAAGAGGTCGCCCTGGCCGCCGCCGAAACCACCGCTCGGCGCAAGGACGATGCCGAGCTGGTGGACAAGCTGATCGGCGAGGGCCGCCTGCGCCCGACCGAGAAGAACGATGTCCTGGCCGAGCTGGCGGCGCTCGACGACGTCGACACCACCATCGAGCTGTCTTCCCCCGATGGCGCCAAGGTCACCCTGACCCCGCGCGACGCCCTGCGCCGCCGCCTGTCCGCCAGCCCCAAGCTGGTCGCCCTTGGCGCCCATCCCGACAAGGGCGGCCCCGGCGCCGACGGCATCATCGAGTTCGCCGCGCCCGATGGCATGAGCGTGGACGCCGACCGCTTGGCCCTGCACCAGCGCGCCCTGGCCTACCAGACCGCCCACCCCAACACCGACTACATCGCCGCCGTGCGCGCGGTGTCCAAGCCGTAAGGAGGCAGCATGCAGCCCCTGTCCTGTGCCGTTTACACCCGTTCGGCGATCGCTGCCGGCGCCGTCACCCAGCGCCGCTTCGTCAAGGTTTCCGGCGCCCAGGCCACCGTCCAGGGCGAGAAAGTCCTGGGCGTGTCCAAGTACACCGCCCCCGATCAGGGCGACCTGGCGCTCGACGTCCTCGGCTCCTCGGTGGTGGAGGCCGGTGCCGCCGTCGCCGCCGATGCCGACGTCATCACCGATGCCGATGGTCGTGCCATCACCGCCACCGGCGCCGCCGGCGAGCGCATCGTCGGTCGCGCCCTGTCCGTCGCCTCGGCCGCCGGCGCCGCCATCGAAATCCTGCTGACCCCGTAAGGAGAACGCCTTCATGCCTCCGCTTCCGCCCGTCGTCGGCCCGCATACCGTCCGCCAGGTCGACCCGGTCCTTACCACCGTCGCCCACGGCTATCGCAACAATGCCCGTTCTGTCGGCTATGCGCTGTTTCCGCAGGTGCCGGTCTATGCCCGGGCCGGCATCATCCTCAAGTTCGGTGACGAGTCCTTCCGCCTCTACAACCTGCGCCGCGCCCCCGGTGGTCCGACGCTGGAAGTGCAGTTCGGCTATGACGGCGGCCAGTATTCCATCAAGCAGAACGCCCTGGCTGGCAAGATCCCGGTGGAAATCCAGTCGGAGGCCCAGAACGTCCACGGCGTCGACCTGGGCGCCGGCGCCATGGCCATGACCATGCAGGTCCAGGACCTCGCCATGGAATACGAGCAGGCCGGTCTGGCCCGCGACGCCGCCAATTACGACAACGACCACAAGATCGCGCTGGGCGCCGGTACCGAGTGGATCGACCCCGACAGCAACCCGCTGGACCACATCTCGACCGCCAAGGAAGCCATTTCCGACACCACCGGCGAGGACGCCAACACCCTGGTGCTGTCGGCCAAGGCGTGGAAGGGCGCGCGCGAGAACCCCCATGTGATCGAGCGTTTCAAGTACACCACCGCTGGCCCGATTACCCTGCAGCAGCTTGCCAGCTTGGTCGAGGTCGACAATGTGGTCATCGGCCGCAAGCGCTATGTCGACCAGGACGGCAAGTTCCAGCCGGTGTGGGGTACCGACGCCGTTCTCGCCTGGGTGGCCCCCGGCGCGCGTGACGCCGGCGCCGCGCCGAACCCGCTGCAACGTGCCATGCCGTCGTACGGCTACACCTACACCCTGGACGGCTCGCCGGTGGCGGAAGCGCCGTACTACGACGACAACACCCGGTCGTGGAAGTACCCGACCATCCACGAGGCGCAGGCCCAGCTGACCGGCATGACGGCCGGCTACCTGTTCCAGGGCGCGGGTGGCTGACATGCGGCGCTATACCGTCATCACCCCGCTGGCCGTCCCCGGCCGGCGGGAGCCGCTGCCGCCCGGCTCGCCCGTCGAGATGGACGAGACCGCCGGCGACAAGCTGGTCGCCAAGGGCATCCTGGCCCCGGCCAAGGATCATGCCGCCGAATCGACCACCGACACCGCCGTGCTGGAGTCCCGCATCCGTACCCTGGAGGAGCAACTGGCGGACGCCCAGTCGGCCCTGCTCGCCCAGGTCGAGGTGACGGAAGCGGTCGAGGAACGCGCCCGCCAGGCGGAGACGCAGCGCTTCGCCGCTGAAGCCCGCGCCCAGCACGCCGAGGCCGGACTGGTGGCACTGCGCGCTCATCCCGTCGCGCCGCCGGTCGAGCCGCCGCCGCCCCAGGAACCGCCGCCCGAGGCCAAGAAGACGGCCAAGGCCAAGTGATACCAGGGCGCATCCGCCGGAGGTCCGGCTAACCGGCGGCCAGCCCATACAGCCCCGGGGCGTCGTCGCCGGGTTTCCGTCGACGCCCCGGCCCCCATCCGCAGCCTTTCGAGAGCGTTAGAATGACCTACGCCACCCGAGACGACATGATCAAAGCGTTCGGCGAGGACGAGTTGATCGAACTGACCGACCGAGCCGAAACCGGTGCCATCGACGACGAAATCCTGGCAGCGGCACTGGTTTCCGCCTGCTCGGAAATCGACGGCTATGTCGGCCGGGTGGCGGAGCTGCCGCTTACCGTGGTGGTGCCGCAGTTGCGTCAACTGGCGCTGACCATCGCCCGTTATCGCCTGTCCACCGACCAGGGCGAAGGCCGCGCCCGGCTGGATTACGAGGACGCCGTCCGCATCCTGGAGCGCATCGCCCAGGGCATGATCAAGCTCGATCTTCCGGCCGAGGACGAGGCCGCCGTGGTCACTCACCGGGTCCGGGGCCGCTCGGCGCCGGCGACGTTCACCGGGAAACGCCTGGGGAGTGACTGGCCGTGACCGGCGCCACCCTGGTTTCCGACTTTGCCGGCCTCGACCGTGTCCAGGCACTGCTGCGCCAGGCCGGCGACAGGTTGGCTGATCCCAGCCCGTTGCTGCGCGAGATCGGCGCCGCGCTGGTGCAAAGCACCCGCGAACGTTTCGACACCATGAGCGACCCCACCGGCAAGAAGTGGGCGGCGCTGTCGCCCGACACCAAGCTGTCGCGCATGGGCGGGGCGCGCCGCGTCTACACCAAGAAAATGACCTTCCGCAAGGGTGCGGCGGACAAGATGTCGCGGATGACGATCCTGTTCCGCCAGGGCCACCTGCGCAACTCCATCACCGCGCGGGCGAACCGCACCGGCGTCGAGATCGGCACCAATCTGGTCTACGGCGCACTGCATCAATTCGGCGGCCGCGCGGGCCGGGGACAGAAAATCACCATCCCGGCGCGCCCCTATCTCGGCGTGTCGGCCACCGACGAAGACCGTATCGCCACCCTGGCCCAGGAATACCTGCGTGAGGTGCTGCCGTGATCTTCGCCGAACTGGAAGACGCCATCATCAGGCGCATCACCGAACACGCCGGCAGCGGCGAGGGCAAGCTCGGCTATGCCCTCAACGTCGGCAGCTATGGCGGGGAATTCGACAGCGAAGCCGAACTGGAGGCGGCGCGGGTCAAATTCCCATGCGCGCTGGTGCTGATGAAGGAAATCGGTCGCGGCACCGCCACCAGCACCGGTCAGAAGGTGCCGGTGACCTACACGGTGTTCGTCGCGGCACAGAACCGGCGGGGCGAGCGTGCCCGCCGCCGGGGTGCCGCCGGCGCCATCGGCACCTATCAGATCGCCTGGGACATCCGTCAGCTGCTGAAGGGGCAGATGCTGGGTTTTGACGCGGAGATCGACCGCCTGGTGCCGGGCTCCATCAGCAGCATCATCAACGGCGTGTTCAGCAGCAAATCGGTGTCGGTCTACGCCTGCAGCTTCTCGACCACCTGGTACGAGGATCTGACGGCGGTTTCCGACGAATGCTTGGGCGAATTCCTTGAATTGGACGCGGCCTGGGACATCCCGCCGCTGGGCAACGTCCAGCCGCCGCTGCCCGCCGCCGAGGCCGACGCCCGCGACCTGATCAAACCAAGGGAGACGACCCCGTGAAAACCCTGCACCTCAAGCCGGCGCTGCTGGACGGCAAGCCCATGGTGATCCGCAATCCGGCCACCGGCCTGCCGATCCCGGCCCATGGCATCAGCGTGCCGGCGACGCCGTTCTGGATCACCGCTCGCCGTGTCGGCGACGTGGTCGATACCACTGTGGACGATATCGCCGCCGCCGAGAACATCGCCGTCGAAGCCACCGCCAAGCCCGCCCGCAAGGCCAAGGAGTAAGGCATGTCCATCCAGTTCAACACCATTCCCATCGATCTGCGCAGCAGCGGTCAGTACGTCGAGTACAACAACAGCCGCGCCGGCCAGAAGCTGGTGGGCATGCCGGTCAAGATCCTGCTTATCGGGCACAAATCGGCCAGCGGCAGCATGCCGTTCCTTAAGCCGGTGCGTGCGGCGAGCCCGGCCGATGTGGCCGCCCTGGTGGGGCCCGGCTCACAGCTGTACGGCATGTACGATGTGAAGCTGGCGGCCAACACCTCCATCGAAACCTGGATGGTCGCAGTCCCCGAGGACGAGGCGGCGCAGGCTGCCGCCGGCGGCATTACCTTCGGCGCGGCGGCGCCGGTCTCGGGCACCTTCACCCTGCGGATCGACGGCATCCGCGTGCGCATGGGGGTCGCCAGCGGCCAGGCGCCGGCCTCGCTGGCCACCGCCCTGGCGGCCGCCATCAACGCGGTGGTGACGCTACCGGTCACCGCCACCGCCGCCGGTGGCGTGGTGACCTGGACCTGCCGCTGGAAGGGGCTGTCGGGTAACGATATTCCGGTGATCGCCGGCTACTACGAAGAGGAAGCGCCGCCGCCGGGGCTGGACTTCACCCTGGCCCCCATGTCGGGCGGCACCGCCAACCCGGACGTGGGCGGCGCCCTGGCAGCGGTGGCCAGCGACTGGTACACCGACGTGGTCTGCCCGTTCTCCGACACCGACAACGTCATCCAGTTGGAAGCCGATGGGGCGCGCCGCTGGGCTGGAACGGTGATGACCGATGCCCATTACTACATCGGCAAGCACGGCACCTATGGCGCTCTGGCCAGCTGGGGCAATGTCCGCAACAGCCCCAACGTCAGCTATATCGGCGGCAGCAACAGCCCGTCCAGTCCGTGGAAATGGGGTGCGGCGCTGGCCGGCATCTGCGCCTTCGAAGCCAAGCAGGACCCGGCACGGCCATACCAGACCCTGGTGCTGCCGCGCACCAAGGTGCTGGCGCCGCCGGTCGAGGACCGCTTCGGCCTGGATGCGCGCGAGCAATTGCTGAAGGACGGCATCTCGACCTGGTGGGTGGATGACGACGGCTCGATCCGCCTCGACAACATCATCACCAGTTACCAGCGCAACGCCAATGGTTACGAGGACACTTCGTACCTGCAACTGGAGACGGTCAAGACGCTGTCGTTCCTGCGCTATTCCATGCGCGCCCGCATCGCCCAGCGCTTTCCCCGCCACAAGGCGGCCAGCGACAGCTTCGAGCGGCGTCCCGGCCAGCTGGTGGCGCGCCCCATGGATATCCGCGATGAGCTGATCTCGCTGGCCTATGACTGGCAGGACGCCGGTCTGGTGGAAAACATCGAGCAGTTCAAAGCCGACCTGGTGGTCGAGCGCGACGATCAGAACCCCAACCGTTTCAACACCATCGTGCCGCCCGACCTGGTCAACCAGTTCCGCGTGTTCGCGGCGCGCATCGATTTCATCAACTAGGACGACCAGCATGAGCGGCAAACTCGCGAGCCAAGTCACCATCACCAAGAACGGCACGTTGCTGCGGACGCTGCCCAAGGGCGAAGTTTATCTGGGTGGCGAAAAACGCAAGATCCACATGGGCGGCAATGGCAAGCCCACGGGCTACACCGTCGAGTACGAAAACGGTCACCTCAAGGCTACCGGACAGCTGGGCGTCGGCGAGAAGCTGTCGGATTTCTCCTTCGAGGACGCCACGGTCATCGCGACGTTGAATACCGGCCAAAAAATCCTGTTCCGCGATGCACTGACCCTGGTGCCGCCGAAATGGGGTTCGGGCGACGGCGAGGTCGAACTGGAGATCGGCTCCGCCAGCGGCAACCCGGAGGAACTGTGATGGCCGAGATCAAGGTCGATCTGCCCAAGGGTTCGAAGTTCGGCGAGCGCACCGCCACCACCGCCTATCTGCGCGAACTGGGCACCGGCGACATCATCGGCGCGGGCGAGGATTCCGAAAAGTGCGTGCTGGGCCCCGACGGCCAGTACCACCTGGTGGTTTCGCCGACACTGTCGGGCCTGCATCTGCTGCGCCGCCAGATCGCGCGGCTGGAGGATGCCGCCGGCAAAGTGCTCGACGGTCCCCTTGATACCGCCACCTTCTTCCGGTTGGAGCCGCAAGATTTCATGGCCATCCAGCAGAAGGCCGAGGACCTGGATCAGGCCGGCCAGGCGGCGGGGGAGCACATGACCGCGCGGGGGCGAGATCGTCCGGCATCGTGAGCTGTATGCCGACCTGGCCCTGACCCTGCCGGGCAGGGTCGGGTGTGGCCGGCAGGATGTGTTGGCGATGTCGGTACGCGAAATCACACGGGTGGTGCTGAAGATGGCCAAGCGCAATGGCTGATCTGGCGACTTATATCGGGCTGTACGTCCGGGGCGACGCCGCCCATCGGGTGGCCGAGGTGGAACAGAGCTTCGAACGCCTGTCCACCCGTGGTGCCCAGCATACCAGTGCGCTGTCGCGGTCCATGGGGCTGGCGGGCCAGGGCATCGACAAGCTGGCCAACCGTTACACCGCCCTACTGTCGGGCGCCGCCGGTGCCGGCGCCATCAAGTTCACCGGCGATCTGCAAGAGCGCATGAACTACATGGGCATCACCGCCGGAAAATCGGCGCAGGAGATGGATGCCCTCAAGCAGAAGGTGTTCGCCGTCGCCCAGATGCCGGACATCAGGCTGGACCCGGCCCAGCTCCTTGATGCCATCGACACCATTGTCGAAAAGACCGGCGACATGGACTTCGCTACCGCCAATCTGGAAACCATGGGCCGCGCCATGCGGGCCACCAAGGCTGGCGGTGCGGAGATGGGCGCCTGGGTGGCGCAGCTGGGCGAGAAGTTCGCCATCAAGACGCCCGAGGGCGTTCTGGCGGCGATCGACCACTCCATCAATGCCGGTAAGGCCGGCGCCTTTGCCTTCAAGGATCTCGCCAGCCAGGGTGAGCGGCTGACCGCCGCCTATGGCGCCATGGGCCGCAGCGGTCCCGAAGCCGGCGCCGAACTGGACGCGCTGATCCAGATGATCCGCAAGGGCACCGGCAGCTCCGAGCAGGCCGCCACCGCGTTCGAAGCGTTGATGCGCACCTTCGGCGACGCCAAGAAGCTGGAGAAGCTGAAGGCGGTCGGCATCAAGGTGATGGACGACAAGGGCCAGATGCGTTCGGGCATCGAGCTGTACAAGGAGATCATCAGCAAGTCCAAGGGTGACGTCGTCAAGCTGTCCAGTGTCTTCGACGCCGAAGCCATGCGCGCCTTCAGCGCCGGTGTCACCGAATTCAAGAATACCGGCGGCCTCAAAAGCCTGGATGACTTCATGAACGTGGCGGCCGACGGCACCACGGTGAAGGCCGATGCCCTGCGTGCCAATTCGCGCAATATCAATGCCTCGGTGACCGCCTTGACCACGGCGGGAAAGCAGTTCGCCGACGTCAATCTGGCTGGGCCGGTCGGCGATCTGGCGGACGCCATCGGCAAGCTTCAGCCCGAACAGGTGCAGGCCACCATGAAGGCCATCGCCTGGGGCGCCGGCGCGCTGGGGGCCGTCATCGCCGTCAAGAAGGGCGTCGATGCCGTGCGCTGGACCATGGACACCGTCCGTTACGTCCGGGGCGGACGCTCCGCCGGCCGGGGCGGCGGCGCCTTGGCCGATGCCGCTGGTGCCGTGGGCGGCGGCCAACCAATGCCGGTCATCGTGATGAACTGGCCCGGTGCCGGCGGCGGGTTCGCGGGCAGCGGGTTCGGCTCCCCGGCCAACGACACCAGCAGTGATGGCAAGCTGGGCAAGGCAACGCCAAAAAGCGCCATTGGCCGACTGGCGGCGCGCGGCGGCCGGGCACTGGATGTTGGTATCCGCTCCATG